TCATTCGAGCGGGTACCCGACGTGCGGCCTGTCAGCGCAGTCTTCCACGTCCGTATCTCCTGCCCTATCCCCGACACCGAGAGGTCACCGCCGATGGCGAAGCTCCCGGCCACCCCGTTGCCGTCAGCCTTCCCGTCGACCCGGGAAGCCACGTTGATCACCTTCGAGGTGAGCTGGACTATGTTCACGCCGGAGCCTTCGGCGCGATCAGCCCGAGCACGTTCCCGAGGTCATTCCGCCACGACTGGAACGGAGTCACCTGGAGCGTGTGCTCATTCGCGTTGTACTGCACCTGACCGACCGGGAACGTGATGGGCGGCGCTACGCCGATCTCGCCGCCGTAGGGTCCGTCCGCGAGGATCAGCCTCACTACCTCTCCAGCGGTCTCGGACGCCAGGTCCACGGGCGCTCCACCCACCGTGAGGTACTGCCCCTGGTTGACGACGAACGGCCCCCCGTAGCTGGCCGCCTGGTACTTCGCGAGCGCGCTGTTCGTGAGCCCGAGCGCCGTCGTCCCCGTCATCACCCCGGCCGACGTGAGGTCCCAGTAGTCCTCCGTCCGGTCATGCTTGGCGATCGACGCCGCGTTCGTCCCCGTAGCGGTCAGGAACGTCGCCGGGGTGCCCCCCGAGTCGGCCGTCACCTGGTACCTGGCGTACAGCGCGTTGATGTACCCCGCCAGAGTCCTCACCGCCGCGACGTTCGTGATCAGCAGACGGGTCACCGTCGAAGGGATCGGGATCAGGTCGACCTGCCATCCCGCCTGCTTCCGGCTCACCCGCCACGTGGTCGACTGCGGCGACGTGATCGAGTTCAGGAAGTCGGTGATCGACTGCGACGCGGAGTCCGCCGGGTTGACCAGCATCCCCCCCGACACCGTGCCCCGCACCCAGCGGAGGCCCCGGCCTAGCGCCCGGTCAATGATGTTCTCGGCCGTGTACCCACCTGCGTTGTAGTCGGCCTGGTACCGGGTGCCCCACGTCCCCGCCCCGTCCGCCGACACTGACCACCCGTTATCACCCGCGACAGGCTGGAGCAGAATCCCCTCCCACTGGATCCGCCCGCCCACCCCGATGATCACCCTGCGGCCCGGGTCGAGCGCCTGCGGCTGCACCCTCGGATCGGACTCCAGCGAGCACGTCATCGACAGCGGGCCGCCGGGCATCTGATCTGAGAACACCGCGTCCGCAACGTGACCGTACCGGCCGAGGTACTGCTGGTCGGTCCCGTCGACAGCCGCCGTCCACGTCGTCGCGTTCGGGATGATGCTCGGCATCAGGCGATCCTCTCTGACCACCAGTTCGGGAAATACTGGGCCTCCAGCGCGGGCATCCCACCGGGGCTGTAAACCATGATCAGGTTGTCCCCTGGTGATAGGCGCATCGGACCCCCCGTCATGAACGTCTGCCCGAGCACCGACACCGCCTGAGCCCGCTGCTGCACCGAGCCGAGCACCCTCCCCACGTCAGCGGTCAGCTCCGGGGAGTCGATCCAGTAGTCGGTGTACCCGGCCCCCGGAAGGCTGATCCACACGAGCTGCCCCTGCGTGTCGAGCAGCAGGATGTCCATGAACCGGTCGAGCGTGTCACCCGAGGTAGGCGAGAACGTGAAGTACGAGTCGGTGTTGTCCGGGGCCATGTCCTTGATCGGCAGCGTGATATTCCCCATGTTCACCAGGCTGTTGCTCACCCCAGACGGAGTGACTGACTGCGACAGAATGGTGCTCGACACCGCCCCGCCCGACGCCTCGTACTGCTTCGCCGTCACCGAGACCGTCCGCGCCCCCGCACCGTGCCAGGAGAAGTTCGCCAGCAGCATCGTGTACGTCCCGACGAACCGCGCCGCCTGCCCCGGCGTGACCGAGCTGGGGAAATACTCGTGGGTACCGTCCGGCGTGTCAAGCCCAGCGCCCACGTCGATCACCGGCTGCGCGAGGATCGTGTTCTTAGGCGACGGCTTGTGGAGGATCAGCGCCGGGAACGCCCCCGGAGCCGTGTACGACTTGATGATGACCGTGATCCGGCCGTCATTGCCGTTCGCCCCATCACGGTTATACGTGGTACCCGAGATCGCGCCGCCGCCACCACCGCCGGGGTAGCCGCCGGGAACGTTGTTCGTCCCGATGATCATGCCCGACCCGCCGCCCGCTCCCTTGATGCCCAGCGACCCGGACGCCCCCGCGAGACCCCCGGCCGGGGCCGAGCCCGCGCCTCCAGCCCCTCCGTCGCCAGCGGACCCGCCGCCGCCGCCCGCATCATTCGCCGCGTAGTTGCCCTGCGCGCCCGCCCCGCCGTTGCTGTGGTGAGCGTTACCGGAGCCAGTGCCCCCGAGCCCCCCGGTCCCGTTCAGGTAGTCGCTGTTCCAGATGTTCTGCCCGCCCTGCCCTCCGTTCGCCGTCACCGTCACCGACTTGCCGGTGAAGAACGAGGAAGTGCCGTTCCCCCCCGTCCCGACGCCCTCGAAGAAATCGCCGCCCGCCCCGATCTTGTACGCGTGGTTCGCCCCCGGATTCAGATCCAGGTTCAGCTCCCACGCGATCTCAGCGCCGCCGCCCCCGCCGCCCGCTGCCATCGTCGGCCGGGTCGACCCGCCAGCGCCAGCGCCAGCCTGGCAGATGACCGTCGCCTGCACCCCGTACGCGAAGTAAATGTCATCGAAGTAGTGGACCTCAGCGGCGGCCGGAGTCGCGATCGTGAGCAGCATCCGGCAGACGGCCGAAGTCGCGGGCGCGGTCACGAGCCCCTGATACACCGTGAAGCCGCTGTTCGTGTCAGCGACCACGCTGAGGTCCACCCGGCTGATCGACGCCCCCGCCCCGGTAAAGAACTGAGCGCCGACCGTGATGTTCCGCACCGTCGTACCGGCCCTCGCGTACACCCGCAGCGAGACACGATCACCCGCCGCGCACTGTACCCCCTGGGCAAGCACGTTCGCCGCCAGGCACGACCCCACCGTAACGTTCGTGCCGCCCGATATCGGCACCACGCTCATCGAGTTAGGGGCCGACCGGGACTGCGCCGCCGAGAACGTCACCGTCCCGTTCGCAACTAGCCCGTCAGCGCCTCCGACCCACGTCCCGACTGAGCCCTTATCGAAGTTCGACGCATCGCCGCTCAGCGTGTTCGGGTTCTCAGCGGGCGCGACGAACTGCTGCGTGTTCCCGGGGGTACCCGGCAGCACATACGTCACCGTCGATGCGACCAGCGGGGCCGGGGACATCTGGCAGTGGAGGTTCACCGGACTTGGCGCGGTGCCCACAGCGTCGTACACCAGGTACGTCCCGCCGCGCTGCGAGGCCGCCCGCTTAGGCGACACCTCCGGGGACGCCAGCAGCCCAGAGAGGTACGCGGCGGGGGATAGCGCCTGCGTTGGCCCCGTCCAGTTGTGAGTCTCGGACACGGCCTTGATCGAGTACCCGACGACGTTGGTGTAGGTGAACGTCTTGCCCTGCGGTATGTGGCACGACACGAGGTTCCACCGGGGCAGCAGAGGGTTATCCGACGCCGTGCAGTCGATCCGCGTCCCGAACGTGATTGTCCGCGCCGACGCGTCGGTCAGAGTGAACGTGAAGTTCACCGGCCCCTTATGCCACCGCCGCCACGCAGCGGACCCGTCAGCCCCGAGCCCGAACCACATCGTCAGCTTGGACCGGCCCGTGAGGTCCACCGCAGCGCCACGCGTCATCGTGATGTCATCGAAGTAATGAACCTCAGCGCCAGCCCCTGTGGCTAGCACCTCCACCCGGTTGCGGACCCAAGCCGCGGTGGCCGGGGCGGTGATGTCCGCCGTGGGGTTGGTCGTGAAGTTCGACGTGCTGTTGGTCACCGTCGTCCCGAACGTGGCCGAGATCTGCACCCCCGCCGCCGTGTAGAACTCAGCGCCCACAGCGACCGACCGGGCCGACGCCACCGACCGGCTGAACGCCGCGACATGGATGATGTCCCCGGGGACGCACGCGAGCATCTGAGTGGCGAAGTTCGCGGCTAGGCATGAGCCCGCCGACATGTCACCGCCCGCGCTGGAGGTGAGCGTCATCGACTTGGTGCCACCGTGCGCCTGCACCGCCGACTGGGCGACCGCGCAGTTACCCGTCTGCGTGTAGTTCCCGAGGCCCGCCTCGAACGTCGCGGTCTGCCCCGCGTCGAAGATCGTCCGCGTATACAGCGCGGGCGAGTTGAAGTCGGTGATCGAATGATTCCACCACGCCGACTGGAAGCCATAGGCCGACTGCCCCGACGCGGACCACCACGGCACCTGCGTGCTCGTGTTGATCGCCGTGAAGTTATCGACCTCGACCTGCGCGGCCGGGGCTGTCGCGCCTATGACCGGCGAGTCGAAGTTGAGGGTCTGCTCGACATCGCTCCGGCCGAACGGCATCGCGTCGAACGTGATCGTCATCTGGCAGATGAGATTCTTCTCGTGCCCGTAGTCGTACTCAATGCCCGTCGCCGCAGCGCGCCAGCACTCGTAGATCGTGTCCCGCTGCCCGAGCGCCCCTTCCGGTGACCACACCAGCGTGAACTGATCCGCGCTGATCGCCTGCTGGATCATCTCCCGCGCACCCGCCAGCGTCAGCCGGTCATTGAAGATCGCCGCCACCGAGGAACCCGTCGTCGGCACCAGGATCACCACCGGCAGCGAGAACGTCCGGTTACTGTACCGCCACCCGGACGGGCGCTCCCCGTCGCCCATCATCGCCGCCGTGAAGTCGATCACCGGCTGAGGCGTCCCGAAGTTGTACTGCGTCCCGAGCCGGAACTTCGCGCCCGTGCATTGCGGCAGCGTCGAAGCCACGCCGCCGCCAAGCAGCTCGAAGGTATTCGCGAGCACTAGGCTGTCAGACATCTCACGCCCCCGGGTCGAGCAGGTATGGCATACCGGGCCAGCCTATTTCCACCCCGCCCGACTCGCCCATCCCGGGCATCCAGTCAACGATGACCCGCATCCCCGCCGGGGGAGTCCACCCCGGCCCGTGATACACGTCAGGACCCGCATGCCAGGCCGCTGAGCCTGATCGCAGCGTGATCGTGTGTGGAACAGTCCCCTCACGGCTGTTCCACACCTGCTCCGTCTCAGACCCGTCATCGGTCGAGTACCCGAGCACCTTGAACCCGTCGCTCATCGCGCCCCCACCCGAGCCGACTGAGCCATACCGGCCATCGGGGACTGCACGGCCCGCGCCACGGCACCGCCCGTCTTCGCAGGGGCGTCGGCCAGTCTCTGCTCAATCCGCTGCAGTAGCGCGAGCATCGGGTCCTGGCGACTGTTCACGACCCGCTCCCTCCCCCGCTCACCGAGCGCGTACGCCTGCCCGCTAGCGCCGATCCCGAGGATCGGCTCAGGGATCATCCCGCCGTTCGCCAGCCCCGCGATCTGCCTGGCCAGGCCGAGGCCCGCCGAGTGAACGTCATTGATGCCGAACCGCTCAACACCGCGCCCCCATAGATTCGCCGCCTGGAGGATGGACGTGGACCGCAGCATCTGCCCGATCACGCTCACGTCGCCGCTGTTCACCACGAACCGCAGGATCGCCGGGAGCTGCGTGCGCATCCCGCCCCGGAAGTCAGCCTCGCTGATCGTGCCCTTCGGCGTCCACCCGATCAGCCCTCGGCCGCTGGAGTTGCCCGTCCAGATCGGGCGCTCATCATCATCCGCGATCGTGGTCCACGTGCCCGTCGTAGTCGTGAGGCAGAACGTGTCCATCGCGCCGAGGCCCCGTCGGAACTCGACCGTCTCAGTGCGCCCGTCGCCTAGCAGCAGCTTCGCCCCGATAACCAGCTCATCCGCCCGCACCAGCCCAGCATCAGTGATCCACTTGTGGTCCCATGTGCAGGTCACCGACCAGTCGTCATTCCCGATCCGACAGACGAGAGCCCGGTAGTGGTACGGGATCGCTGTGATCGTCGCGCCCTCGACTTGCCCCGTGCGCGGGTTCCAGACCGGCGTCACATCACCGACGCGGACCTCATCATGCGCTAGGACCCCCCGCGTCGTCACGACCCGGTACGTCAGAGGCACGCAGTCCTGAGCGAACGGATTCCACGTCGACTCGCCCCAGATCGACGCCGTGGCCCCCGCAGCGGCGATCTTGTTCCCGCCGAACAGATTCTTCAGCAGGTACTCGTAAAGCTGCTTCCCGTTCGCCATCGTCCCCGCCGACGTGCCCACCCCTGCATCGCCCGTGAAGTCGAGCGGGTTAGCGAGCGCATTCGGGTTCTTCGTGTGGATGTGGTCGGCCAGCTTCGTGAGCAGCTTGGGCGGCATCTGCGCGATCATGTGCCCGATGCCCGTCTTCGTGCCGGGGATGTTCTTGATCAGCGGGTTGATCAGCCCGTTCGCCACGCCGATCATGATGTCAGCGGTCGCGTTCTTCAGGTCAGCCCAGACAGCCGCAGCGCCCTTTTTCGCTAGGTCCCAGCCCGCCTTCAGGAACCCGCCGATGCCCTCCGTCGCGCCCGACACGCCGGGGATCTGGTAGATGTCGTAGATCGAGTCAGGCACCGACTGAGGCCCCGTGCCCGTAGCCGTCGACCGCGCCGCGAACCCTGTGCCCTTACCCGTGACGAACCCGATGTGCTGCCCGTTGCTCTCGACGTACAGATCGCCGGGCGACATCTTGCTGTACGACTCCTTCGGCCACGACTGGTACTCGTTCGCGGTCGGCCCGTGCGTGCGGCTGCTCCACTTCACTCCGTGCGGCAGCGTGATCCCGAACGACCCCAGGATGTAGTTCACGAACGACGAGCAGTCCCAGCCCTGCTGCGGGTTCGCCGCCCCGCCCCACACATACCGGTGACCGTTGTACGACAGCGCCTTCGCGACGACCGCGCCGCCGTCCGCGAACCGCTGCGCATTCAGGGTGTCCAGCGTCTCCCGCCCGATCGCCCGCGCCGCCCTCGGGTTGATGACGTACTCACCAGGTGAGAGCATCGCCGGAACGGTGTCCTGCCCCGGCGCGTACCCCGGCACCGGCCCGCCCCGAGCGAGCTTCAGGTTCCCCAGCTTCGGCAGCCCCAGCGGCCCGGCGACCGCATTCCAGAACCGCTCGATGCCGTTCGTGTAGACGATGTTGACGATGAATTTCACCGGCTTCATCACGATGTCCTGGATCTTGTTCCACACGCCCGGCAGGTCAGTGATGAACTTCTGGAACGCTGCCTTGACCGGCGCGATGAACTTATCCCTCACCCACCGGAAGACGGTCAGGAACGGCTGCACGATGTACTTGTCGAGAGCGCCCTTGATCGGGCCGAACGCGTGAGCGTAGATCCAGTTCCACGCGGTCACCAGCGCCCGGCCGAGATCACCGAAGATCCGGATCGCCGTGTTCTTGATGTTGGTCCACCCGCCGGACAGCACCCGGCCGACCGAGCCGACCGCATCCGAGAAGAACTTCGTCGTCCGCCCCCACCAGGTTGAGAAGAATTTGCCGATGTCACCGAACACGGAGAGGACGAACCGCTTGATCGCGTCCCACCCCAGGGCCAGCGCCCTGGCGACCGAGTTGATGGCACTACCGAAGAACCGGATGGTATTGCCCCACCAGCCCGCGATGAACCGTGAGATGTCCCCAAACACCTTCATGATGAACCGTGAGATCTGCGGCCAGAACTTGATGACGGCGGCCACGACGAGACTGAGGCCGAGCGTCATCGGGGCGAGGAGCAGAGGGATGACCAGCGGCCAGTTGTGCTTAAGCCAGTCTATGACGATGAAGAACGCATGCGGCAGCGTGTGCGTGAAGAACGGGATGACGGCGCTGAAGAACCAATGCACCACCAGCAGCACCGTGTTCTTGATGAACCCCCAGACGACGTACCAGTTCTTGACCAGCAGGAATATCGCGAACCCGATCGCGGCGATGGCCGCGACCAGCCCCACGATCGCCAGGACGATGACGCCGACCGGGTTGGCGTCCATCGCTATGTTCAGCGCCCACTGGGCCGCCGTCCAAATCACCGTCGCGGTCTTGACCGCAACCGACCAGACCCACAGCAGGGCGAGCTGCACCCGGAGGAGGAGCGTGCTGTTCTTCAGCCACTTCGTTGAGACGTTAGCGGCGTTAGTCCAGAACGTCAGCGACTTCTGCGCGTCCCGCAGCAGATTGGTCGCGAACGCGACGGTCTTGATGATGCCGACGACAGCGCCGAGCCCGAGCATCGCCCCGATGAATAGTTTCGCGGACCCGGACCCGCCCGTCAGCCACCTCACGAGGCCCCCGATGCCCTGCACCAGCTTCGTGAGGAACGGCAGCACCTTGACGCCGATCGTCGCCGCCGTGTCCTTCAGGGTCGCCCCGAGCTGCTTCGACTGCCCCGAGAACGTCTTAGTCGCGGCCACGCCTTCCTTGCCGTACTTGTTGTTCAGGATGCCCTGCGCCTGCGCGAGATTCTGCGCGAGGGTCGCGGACTTCGGCAGCACCTCGATGTTCAGCTTGTTGTAGTCCTTGACGTTCCCGCCCAGCGCCCCCGTGACCAGCTTGTGCGCCTCAGCCAAAGAGAGGTGATTCTTCGCCGCGAACTTGGCCAGCCCGCCCGACTCGCTGATCCGCGCATTCAACAGCTTCGACGCATTCTCCAGCGCCTTAGACTGCGTGGCCCCCGTCACCTGCGTGACACCCAGCGACTTCAGCGTGCGGGCCGCCGTGCCGCCGCCCTGCGTGAGCTTCTGGAGCACCGTCGCATAGTCCTGCCCCGTCACCGCCGACACGCTCAGCGCCGCCTGCTGAACCTGCAGAGCTTCCTTCATCGGCACCCCGGCGTTGATCAGCTTCGTCAGCCCCGTCTGGATAACGTCCTGCGTCACGCCGTACTTATTGCCCTGCTTGACCGCATCCTCGATGATCGGCTGATTCGCCTTGACCGATAGCCCGTGCGCCTTCTCGGCGGCGGTCAGTAGCGCCGTCGACTTCTGGAGCTTCGTCCCCTCATCGATGATCTCTTTGATGCCGCCGATCGCCGCGCCGATACCCAGCAGCGCCGCCCCGGACGTGAGCACGCCCTTGAACCCCGAGCCGAAGCCCGTGCCGAAATGCTTACCGGCCTCTTTCCCCGACTTGCTCGCGGCGGTGCCGGTCGACGCGGTGGTGAGACCTTTCTCGGTGTCCTTCCGCACCTGAGACGAGTCGACCCGCAACCGGACGAACGCCTGCGCCAGCTCCATAAGCCGGTCTCACCCCCGACCGCCTCAACCGCAGCCAGGATCTCCAGATGCCGCGTCTTGGAACGGTGGCCGGTGGCCGGTGCCTCACCCTCACGCATGACGCGCATCGCCTCGGACGGCGGCTCGTAATCCTCCATGCCCTCCGCCCCGAGACCGGCTGCGATCATTGAGAGCAACCGCAGCTCATCATCACGTTCCGCCCGCTTCCGCATCATTACCTCCGCGACCGAGCAGAACTCGGCCAGGCTTACCCCGCTGCCCGCTGGCCAGACTGCCGCCTGACCGTGGCCCTCGCCGGTCCCTTCGCCTTCGGCTGCTTGTGGTCTTCCGGCGGCGGCAGCACCCGCACGTCCCCGGACTGAAATGAGATAACTCTCGATGTCCGCTCGTCCGTCTCCGCTGGCCCAGCCGATGAGCGCGAGGACGGTTCGGTAGGGAGGCCCGTTTCCTTCTCCGACTCCGACTGGATGCGCTCGTTGATCATCTGCATGATCTCGATGACCACCCGGTCGGGTGTCTGCTGCGTCCGGACGTGCTTGCGCAGCCGCTCGTACTCAGCGGAGCCCATCGCCATCAGCATCGACTCGGACATCGAGCCCACCGCCGCCGCCATCGCGTCCGGGTCCAGGGTCGCGGGGTCGGCCTCCGGGTCCAGCGCGCCGACCCGGCGGGCCAGGTCCGACAGGTCGAGCACCGATAGATGCCCGAGGCATTTGAACTCCTGGTTGTCGAGCTTGAAGGCGAACCCGTCGAGCGGGTTAGTGTCCTCGGCCGTCGCCTTGGAGCTGAACTCCCTCACCGTGCGCTCCTGTCTAGATCCGCTCTGGCGAAGTCAGCAGCGCCTTGAAAAGCCGAGACCCTGTGGCTGGCTTCTCCAGGGAGAACGTCGTCGCGATCGTCGCGTTGTTCGCGCCCTTCGCCCGAACGATCTTCATCGTTCCGGTCTGTAGACACTGACGGTACACCCAGCGCTCCGTGTGGTCTTCGGACTCGAAGCCGAGCATCGTCCTCACCTCAGTGCCGAGGTCGGGCGGCTCCACCGTCACGACGCCCGTGCTCTGCGTGATGACGCCGCCGTTCATGGCGAGCTTCAGGTTCGTCGCCGTGAGCTGAGCGAGCACGAACGTCACCGTGGAGGTACGCCCATCGGTCGCGTTGACCACAGGGTCTAGTTCCTCGGCCACATTCACCGGGGACGTGGACAGCGCGTAGTCGAACTCGGACCCGGCGTCGGTGTAGCCCAGGAATATCCAGCCGAGGCTGACCTGCTGCCACGGAGCCTCCAGGTCGGACGGCTCAGTCGTGCCGAGAGGCCCTGCGTACAGGTAACCCGGCCCGAGAGATAGTGCATCGGGGCGACCGCGAGACATGGCAGATCACTCCTTCCCGGCGGGCGTGCCGCCGTTGTCGGACGGATGGTGGACGTACTGCTGCCACCCGAATTTCTCGACGTGCTCGGCGGGTACCTTGTCGCCCGCGTTGAAAGCACGCGGCGGCATCGTCTCGCCGCCCATCTCCAGGCCGACCGGCAGCGGACGATCCGCGATGTACCACTTCGTCGGCGGCTGAGACTTCACGCGGGCTGGCATGTCAGGCCCCCGGGAAGATGTAGGCGGATGCGGTGATCGTCGCCCCGAACGCCGTGCAGGCGAAGTTGACGTTACCCGACGAGTCACCGAACGGGTTCTGCGGGAACGGCCCGTACATGATGTCGCCGGTCGTGATGGGGACCACGGGCAGCAGGTTGAGCGGCGCGATCGTCGTGCCCTGCGGTCCCGAGCCCGCGATGGGGGTGACCGTGACCTGGATCGTGCCACCGGACGTGTTCCTGACCCGGAGGTACGTGTTCGGCCCCGCAGGGAGCGTGTCGGCGGCGGTCGTGGTGACACCGGCCGTGATGAGATTCGCCCCGCTGAGACGGCTGACGGTGACTGGAACTAGAGCGGTCATGTCAGGCCCCCGGGAAGATGAACGCGCCGACCGTCACTGTGGCGAACGGCGCTTCGGTTAGGTTGACGTTCCCGCTGGAGTCCCCGAACGGGTTCTGCGGGAACGGCCCGTAGATCCGGTCCCCGGGCGTGGCCTCGACCACGGGCGCGAGGACCAGCGGCGAGATCGTAGTGCCCTGCGGTCCGCTGCCCGCGATCGGCGTCACGGTGAGCGTGATCGTACCGGCGTTGCCGTTCTTGCAGCGCAGGAACGTGTTGGGACCGGCGGGGAACGTGTCCGAGCCGGTTGCGGTCGTCATCGCCGTGGCCAGGTTCGCGCCGACCAGACGGCTCGCGGTGACCGGGACTAGAGCGGTCATGTCATGTGTCCTTTCGTAGAACGAAATCGGCGGCGACCTGGAAGCAGAACTGCTCCCCGGAGTCCGCTGGCTGAGGCACGTACATCGGCTCGGACACATTGTCCGACGCGAGGATGGAGACGCCCGTCGAGCCGCACCGCTCCGGGCAGCCCCGCAGCGAGTTGATCGCCGTCGCGAGATCGGCGGCTGCGGCCTCAGCTGATTCGACGGTGCCCGCGTAGACCAGCGCCGAGATCCTGGCGATAGACGGATTGGACGACTCGGCGGTGAGCGTCGTCCGGGCCGCGACGGTGCGGGACAGCTCCGCGTACGCCCCATCGGCAGGTGAGCGGACACCGCCGTCCACGATGAACGCCCCACGCTTCAGGTTCCCCGTGGTGAGGTCCGGCCTGGCGTTGATCCACGCCAGCACCGCCGTCAGCGCCGCCACGCTCATATCCGGATCGTCCCCCCTACCGCCTCAGCAGACCGCTCGATGAAGTGGGTGGCCTTCGTCCCAGGGTGACGAACGTGCTGCCCGAAGATCTGCCCCGACGCCCTATTGCGCAGAGGCCACGGCCCGGTCGAGTAGATGTCATGCGGCGGGGTGCCGTTGTTGACGTACTCGGCGTAGTCGGCGGTCGGCCCGATGATGATGGAACCGTCCGGGAGCCGGAACGCGTGGATGCTCGACCGCAGGAACCCTGACGGCCTCAGCGGCAGGTCACCTGGATACCGCGTGAGCGATGCCTCAGCGCCACCAGGACGGGCGATGGGCCGTCCCCTATGCGGCGGTCCTGTTGAGTGCCCGAGCGGCACAGGATAGGCGTACACGGCCTGCACGGGGGACACAGGGGCGAGTGACTTCATCGTCACGACGATCCGGGCTGCGAACCGGTCCATCGCCGCCCTCGACTCATTGCCGTTCGTGGCCCATGTGCGCACAGCAGCGTCATCCCAGTCGATGTGCAGCTCCTCGTTCCTGCTCATCAGAAGAATCCCTGCTGCTGCTGGCCGCCGCCGAGCCCCGGAAGGTAGTTGGCGCCCGACCCCGGAGACTGGTCCCCCCATGGGCACGGCGGTGGTGCCTGCCAGATCGGTAGCAGGTCCACCGGCCCGCCCGCGATCACAGCGAGCGCCTGGCGCAGCACCGCGATCGCGTCCTTCGCCCGCTGATCGAGCAGCACGAAAAGACGGATGTCAGCATCCCGGTTCGGGTAGGCCACCTCGATGTCGGCGGCGGCCCTCCACTCGGCGGCAGCCCGCGCCGCCGCCTCGATCTGCTCCGTCGCCAGCGTCTCCGGAGCCAGCTCACCGACCTGCGCGACAACCCATGTTGACGCGTCATCGATCACCGACTGGGCCTGAGCGTCAGTCGGGGTCGTGTTCGCGGTGAACGTCCCGAGCTGCCTGTCATTCCCCGGCGTCGACGCATCCCTAGTGCGGGTAGGGATATGACGCGCCACGTCGGACAGGCCGGGTGCCCACGGTTCAGTCGGCATCGCTCACCTTCGACCTCGACGGCACCGACCGGGTTGGCCTCTCGGCCGCCACCGGCTCGGGCTCGGGCACCTCAGCGATCAGCTCCAGGTTGAGCAGATGCCTGATGTGCTCCGGGGACACGTCATCGGGTAGCTGCGAGTCCACGCCGAGCCCGATTATCCGCCACCCGTCGCGGGTCATCGTCTTGACGTTGATGAACTGCCCTGTTACCACGTACGTTGTCATGCTGCCTCCATTTGTCTCGGCCGTGGTCCTTCTCCACCGCCGATGCTACGGCTGTCAGGCCGTGTTGATGAAGCAGGCCGAGGCTGGCTCCTGCACGATCGGGACGGTCTTGCGGCGTCCCTGGAGGTCCCAGGCGTCGTTCGCTTCGAGCCGCATGGACTTGATCTGGACGGCGAGCTGGTCCATCGCGTACCCCGGCGCGTCGTCCATCTCGTCGGCCATCCCGCCGAGCTGCGAGCTGTCGAGGACGTACGGCTTGCCGCCGCCCGCGACGATCGTGGAGGGCGTGACGATGATGTTCAGGTTGCAGAGAATTTCCAGGTTCCCGGAGTACACCGGGTTGTCCGTGGTCTCACGCCGAAGCGCGTTCGTCACTGCGGTGTTCGACATCATGTACGCATACCTGGTGTCGTCCACGATCAGCGTGTCCGGCTTGTAGCCCAGGTTCTGGGCGAAGACCGCTGCCTTCGCAAGCAGGATGTCCTGAATGATCGTCGCCGTGGTCGTGGACCACGCGGCGGTCGCCGTGGTCGACTGGGTGACGTTCGACTGGATCGAGGACATCGCGATGCCGTCGACCTGCTTGATGATCGAGTTGACGACCTTGCGGAGCGCCCGGTCCACCGTCTGCCCCGCGTAGACGTTGCGGGCGATTTCCTCGTCAGTGACGCGGACCTTCTGGCCCCACTTGCTGACCGCCGCGATACCGGCGGTGCCGGTCGGCATGTTGGCGAACGGGTACTCAGCGCCCGCGCCCACAGCCTCCACGGTGCGGTCGGTGACGAATGGCTCCGACAGCTCGTAGAGAGCCGCCCCGCCGCTGGTGCGGAACCGCTGCGTGAGTAGCTGGTCCGCGATGAACCGCAGGTCGGTGTAGTCCCTAAGCCGACGCCTGATCTGCGTGGGCGAGCTTAGGAACCGGGAGATGGTCTCTAGATCGCCGGACAGGGTGGGCGGCGAAGCCGGGTACGAACCTGGCATTGTCGTTCACGTCCTTTCACTTCTGTTCCGGCAACCTGCCGGGCCTTACGTGGTGGAGGGTCGGTTTACTTACCGAGCCACTGGACCTTGGTGGTGGTAGCGCCGCCCTTGACGATGACGCCGATGATGTTGGGGACGGCGATGGTAGTCGCGGCGATCACATCGACCCCGGCCGTAGCGCCGGGAACGACCAGGTTCCCGAACGTGACCGTGCCGCCGTTGTTGTTGACCGACTCATGGACGATCCCGGGCATCGGCCAGATCGTCACGCGCCCGTTGACCGGAGCGTCGAACGCGGCGATCCCGATAGCGAGGTCGGTAGTCGCGGCGGTAGGCTTCACCAGGTTGTCACCAACCAGGGCCAGGGTCTGCCCCCCGGTGACCGCCGTGGTAGCGCCGACCGTCTTGGTGAACGGCTCCACGCCGTTCCTGTTCACCGGCTGGTAATCAGCCATATTCCCTGTCCTTTCAGACGATCATCCAGCGGACTTTTCCGCCGTCTGCTGCCGATGTGAGAGCGAACCCGATCACTCCACGCGTGTTGTTCTCCTGCGTGTTCGCATCGGTGTTCAGGTAGCCGACCGCGAACCCGGAGGGCGGGCAGGTCTTAACCTGCTTCCCCCCGGTGCCGTCGCCTGTGATGAGCTGATCCCCCGCCGTGATGACACCCTGAGCGACCGACTCGTGGACAGCGCCCCGGCAGTAGTACGACACACGCCCGTTGATCACGGTGTCGCTCTGTGCCACGCCGACCATCTTCAGCGACCCGGCGGTGAGGCACGTGCGGACTGTGGACGACCCGGACACCTCCAGGATGTCCGCCGCCGTCACCGCAGTGGAGGCCGTCGCGGTGACGATCTCCCCCACGATGTAAACGGGCGTGTAGTCGTTGGCCATCAGAACTCCATCCACCGGCACTTCGCCGGGCCGGTGGCCGTGGTGAGTGCGATGCCGATGATGGCCCGCGCAGCGTTCACGTCCGCCTGGCCTGGTGCGCCGCCGAGCGGAGGCAGGGTCACTACCTGCCGGTTCGCCACAGACGATGTGACGAGCTGGTCCCCGGCGTTGACGGTGCCCTCCGCGACCGACTCATGCACCCACCCACGCGCATAGACGGTGACCCGCCCGTTCGCGAGGGTGTCGTACGCCGCCGTGCCGACATAGCTCATCGACTGGGACGTGGTGCATTTGCGCACCGTGCCCGTTGCGGCAACCTCTAGCAAGTCGCCACCGCTGATCGCGGCGTTCGACGCCGTGAGCGTGACGATCTTACTGGGTGCGCCTGGCGGCGTGTAGTCGGTCATGTTGGGTTAGCCCTGCGACTTCGACCGGGCCGGACCGGGCGGGAACAGGGAGCGGTACTCCTCGTCCATGAGGTCACTGTCGTCGCCGCCGGGTGAGCCGATGTCCTCGACCGGGAAGCTGTTCTTCGGGAGGCCAGCCAGGATCTCCCGGGTGCCCTCCGGGTCCTTATCCCAGATCCGCTCCCACCGGGCGCGGCCTGCGGGCGAGAGCTTCCCGGCGCGGATCGCCGCCAGGATCACCTGGTCGCGCTCCCCGGCGAGCTGCTTCTTGCGGAACTCCTCCCCGGCGAGGACGCGCTTGTTCAGCCCCTCCCAGGCTTCCTTCTCGATGGTCATGACACCGGGCGGCAGAGGACGGGCCGCGCCCACCTTGACCGACTCGGCCTTGTCCTTGAGCTGCGCGACCGCCGCGAGCAGCGCCTCGCCGTCCAGCTCCGTGTCATCTTCGCCCAGCCCTAGGCTTGCGCGCAGGCTGGCGAGCTGCTCGTCCGTGAAGTCCACGTCCGTGCCACCTTCCTTCGTGTTGTCCGCCGTCGCATGTGCGTGGGCGTGATTGTCGTCGCCCGCATGGGTATGCGAGTGGCTATGGGTCTCATCGCCGCCCTGCGCCCCGTACGCAGGGTGATCGTGAGAGTGAGTGCCGTTGGGAGTGCCGTGAGGTTCGGCCGCCGCCTCCGGGTCGGGAGTAGTGTCGGCGGGCGGCTCAGGCTCATCCGCCGCCTTGGGGTCGGTCACGCCCTTCCGCGACTCATCACGTGAGGCGAACCGGAGCGTCCCCGCCTTCGGCTTGTCGCCCGGCTTATCGACGTACTCGATGCTCACCGGCACAGGGTCACCGAACGTCAGCTCGCCCTTCGCCGCCGAGATCGGCACCCGGAACACCGCGCCGCTGCCCTCATCGCAGACGATGAGCTGCAAAGGGTCGAGCTGAAGCTCGGTGATCCACATCGCGTACGACGTGTCTGGGTTGTCGTAGTAAGCCCGGCGTACATCTTCCGTGGTGATGCCCTGCGCCACGACAGAACCGGCCATCGGCTCGCCCCCTTCAAGGTGAAGCTTCCAGATAGTGTGCCCGGTGAGCAGGTCCGCCAGGTCTTTCGTCTCGGCCGCGATGCCGTACAGCACCGGGATGTCCTCGATGCCGTTGAGCACGCCTACGCCGGGTGCGCTCACGCCGAGCAGCGCAACCGCCGTGATCACGAACGCGTGGTTATGCCCCTGCTGGCAGATCACCCCGTAGGTGCCCTCGATCGAACGCTCGGGGTATGCGGACGCCATGATCTCGCCCAGCCACGCGGGCATCCCCGAGTAGTCCCCGGTGATCTTGTTGCCCCCGGCGGTGAGCGTCAGGTTCTTCACGTTGCCGACGCGGGGTTCACCGTCGAACCTGGGGTCGACGTGACCGAGCTTGATCGCAGGGTCACCGAGGGACGGGCAGCCCGCCGCGTCCACAGCAGCCGCAAGATCCTCAGTGGTGAACGTCGTCATCCCGGTCGACAGATTCCACTCACCCGTCGCGACGATCTCGACGCCGGGGATCGTCGCGAGGATGACCTCGGGAGCGTCACTCACTGACCTCACCCCACACGGCCATCACGGTGCCCCGGCAGCGGAGCCCGCCCTCACACCCGATGAACCCGCCGGACGGGTAGGCGTCCTCCGCGTCCGCGAGGGTGTCGAACGTCGTCCCGTCCTCATCGACGCACGCGTCACAGGTGTTGTCGTCCAGCACCTCAGTCGCCTCGTACGTTGCGGACCCAGCGGACTCCGGGGCCGCCTCCAGCACCGCTACCCGTCCCTCGTTCTGGGCGGCGGTGAGCGCAGCGCCGAGCTGGTCCTTCAGTGGCGCGTCCGACAGCCCGTCGAGGAACACGGCCACGTCGGCACCGGCATCCTCGGCTGGCCGAGGATTCGCCTTCCGCTTCGGCTTCGCCGCACTAACCTGGAGCGCCTTCTGCCCCGCCTGCTGCCCCATGTACGAGCCGATCATCGCGGCCCGCGCAGCGGCGATCTTAGCGAGCTTCGCCTCGTTGATCTTCGCGTCCGCAGGGCTGATCACCACGCCCTGCGACAGCGCCTCCATGCTCATCATCGCGGCGGCCTGCTGCGCTGCCGTCATCATCGCGGACTTCAGGATGTCAGGTCCGTCGCCCGGTGACGGGGTGAGTGAGGCGAGCTTCTGCGTCTGGCCCTTGCCGACAGCGGCGACAACGGCGTCAACCAGGTCAACCCGATGCTGGGTGACCACGGGACGGTACCGCAGCATGAGGGACGCGAGGCTCGTCTGCCAGTCCGCCTGGTGGGTGTCGGCCTGGAACCCTGCGCGCTCCTCACGTGGCCCTGGCTGCCTACGCGCCATCACCGTGCGGGACGCGGCTGGCGCGGCTGGCTTAGCCGGTGGCGGTGTGGTGGGCTGGGCAGGGACGGCGTTGGGCACAGGGGCGGGCTTAGGCGGGGTAGGCGGCGTCCACGATGGCTTGAGGTCAGGGGCCGGGATAGGCGGGGCGTCAGGTCCCGCAGTAGACGGCACAGTCGAACCGGGTGCGGGCGGGGTCGGGGACGCGCCGGGAGGCAGGTACGCGCCACCGGGCTGCCCTGGTGCCGGGATGCCACGCGAGGTCGGCTGCCAATCCCCGACCCGCTGAGGCAGCCTCCACCGCTCCCGGATCCAGTCGTCCAGCGACTCATCCGGGGACAGCGCCCCGTACCTGGTCAGGTACTCCAGCGCCTCAGCCGTCACCTCGTAGTTCTCGCCCACGTCAGTGCAGACCAGGCGCGGGGCAGGCTCATCCTCACCCCAGTTCACATCCACCATGTTCGTGAGGATTCCGGGCAGCGAACCCGGGTGCCCCGATGTCGCCGTGGTCGAGATCTCGTCGGCCACGCCCTGCAGCGACAGCAGGAACAGGTCGAGGAACGTCTCCCCGAGAGCCCTGTTCCCCGTGTCCGTCTGCCCCAGCTCGATGAGCTGCGCCAGGACCATCTTCGCCATCACCACGTCGAGGTACTTGATGAACCCAAGCGCATCAGGGACTGAGCCGATCATGCCCTGCAGCTCGAACTTGAAGCCCTGTGGCATACCGATACCGGACTGGTCGCCCGAACGGAACCCGGACGCCAGCAGGTTCGCCTCCTGCACCTGCGCGGCGGTCGCCCCGGGCGGTGCCTCCACCGAGGGGACGCCCATCCCGAACCGGCGGATCGACGTTGCGTGAACCCGCCACGTCTCGTGCTTCAGCAGCCACGCGCCGAACGCCGGGCGGAGCATCGAGATCCCCGCCCAGTTCGCGCCCTCATGCTGGTTGACGTACCAGAGCAGCCGGTTCGCGGGCAGCGGCTCGGCCTGCGTCGTCTGCACGACTTCCCTGATCGAGCTGTCCGCGTTCAGGTGGATCTGCGCGAGCGTCCACGGTGACCGCTGACCCAGGTTGTCGAGCTGGAACAGCTTCGTCTTGTCATCGAGCCGGTACCGGAACTCGAACGGCATGTGACCGTAGACTAGGTGGTTCAGCGCCTCACGCAGATGACGCTGCCAGATCACCCCGCGACGGCGAGCGGGGCCGGGGATGAGGTCGGTGCCGAGGATGCCGATGCCGAGCCCGTCCGCGCAGTGCTGCACCACCTCATCGCGGCAGCCCTCCGGGTCGAGCACCCACGTCGCCCGCATGATCGGCAGGAAATACGCGTTTAGCACAGCGCGTAGCTGCGGGTCATGCCGCATCCGCCCGTACGTGATCACGCTCTGAGGCCAGATCAGATCGGCGGTGGTCTCCCACCAGTCAGTGAGAAGTCCCTGCCCCCACGTGCCCCAGTAGAGGTCGGTGGTGCCGATGTCGGAGGTCGGTGCAGTCAGCCGTGTGCTCGGGCTGCCTGCCACGTCGACCCCTCCGTCAGAACGGAATGTTCATGATGTCGAGGTCACCGTGCCCGTTGCCCGTTGCCGAGCTATGAGCGGCGGCGACCGTCCTCTCATACTCTGAGAGCCCCGGCCTGGCAGGCGCTGGTGCGGGGGTCCATTCGGAAACGACTATACGCGCAGCGTAGGCCAGGACGTCAACCTGATCGTCGTGCGCGCCCTGCGGGAAGATCGCCAGCTCATCGCACCACTCATCGAGCCATGGTGCCTCAGCGGGAAACCACACCTTCCCCGAGTGGACTCTCCCGGCGGCCGGGATAGCACGCGTCACCTTATCCGTGTCCGCGATGACCTCAGCGATCGCGTACCCCGCCGCCTGCGCGTCCTTCACGAACGTCGAGCTGTAGAACTGCTTCTCGACGTACGCCTGATTGAACCGCCACTTCGCGGCCAGCGGAGGGAGCAGCGCGAAGTGGTCGTGCATCTCGACATGAGCCCTCGTCCTGTCGAGCAGGATCAGGTTCCCGCTGAGGTCCACCGCCCAAACGGCGATCACCGTCCAGTCGGCGCTAGTCTTCACCGACGCGGCCACGTCCACCGTGGCGAACCGCCACGTGTCGTCCATCGTGACCGGCTGGCCATCCAGGTCTATGCGCTTACGCCCGTCGTTCCACGGCTCCATCGACCGCCAGTACCGGAACGTGGCCCGCCTGAAGAAGTTCCCCTCGGGTGCGGTGGGCGACTGCTGGTAGATCCCCGAGAACACGTACGAGGACATCGTCGCCTTGAGCCGCCTGAAGTACCCTGCCGCCCTGCCGCGCACCGACACCAGTTCCTCGCCTACCGCACGGTGCAGCGGGTCGTCCGGCTCGTCAGCGATCGCCGGGATCTTCAGGACCTTCCAATCAAGCGGGGACGGGCGCGATGCTAGGCGGCCCGCGAGGTCGTCCTCGTGCCAGCGAGTATTGTGCGACGCCAGCCCATTTGCTATGAAATTTTCCGTCCGGTCAATCTGAAGGTCGAACACGTCCTCCCGCCCGGCGGGGACGACTTCGACTATCTCATCGGTCGTGACGGCGTAGGTACTTAGCGGCTGCGTCGCAGGTGACTCCCCGCCATTTGCCCCAGTGACCAGCCGGATACGATCGCCCGGCTTGAGCGTGCCCGTTCGCTGCCACGTCTCGGCTCCTTGCGCGTCCACAGTTAGGAACGGGTGCCGAGCGTTCGCGCGCACCGTTCGTCCTGATCTCATCCTAATACGGAAGATTCGATCGGGACCTTGGCTCGCCCAGTTGCGCACCGTGGAAGTTGACAGCTTCCCGCCCTCATACGTGGCCACCGTGTCACCCGGCCGTACGTCCCGCAGCGGCTTCTCCGCGCCGTCGCCCATCAGCACGGGTGTGTCGCCGGTCATGCACTGGATGAGCACGACCTTGCCGTTCGGGGCGAGACGGGTCAGCGCGACGGACTCCCACCAGTCCCAGGCTGTGTCCCGCACCTTCGAGGACTCCGCTGCGGCCCTGTCTTTCACCGGGTCGTCCACGATCAGCACGTCCACTGGGCGTCCGGCGAGAGGCCCGCCGATGCCGACGCAGTACACCCCGCCGCCAGATGGCGTCTCCCACCGTCCCGCCGCCGCAGAGTCACGCCGGATCTTGATGTGGAGTCCACCGCACTCCATCTCGCATTCACCGCGCGGTAGGTGCGATCGGCATGGGTTCAGGGCGATGTCCTGCTTGATGTCACGGCCCCACCTGAGCGCGGTGTCCTGCTCGTAGGAGACGATCGCGATGCGGAGCGTCGGGTCATGGTCGAGCAGCCATTCGGGGAACCGGCGAGAGCACTTCTGCGACTTGCCCTCCTGTGGCGGCAGGAACACGGCGAGGGCGTTGACCGGTGAGCTGGCCTCCATCAGTTCCACGAGCGCGTCATCGATCAGGGTGAGGGCGGGTGACGTGCCGACCTTCGGGTCTAGTCTGCTGGCGAGGGCACCGGGAGTCGGGTACCGGCGCGGGCGCTTCTCCGCTAGCTTGGCCGCGAACTCCCAGGGTGAAACACTCGCCGTTGTCATACCCGGATGCTACAGTTCAGCCGTGCCCGTGCGGTGAGTGCCCGTCACCTTCCTCACCGGTATCCCGTCATCTCGCGTGCGGGCCTCACGGCTACCGCAGGTGCCACGCCACCATCTTGCGATCCGGGTCCTGGTAACCCCAGCTAGCTAGCGGGTCAGGTTGCAACCATCACCGCTGCGGACATCACCGCACGAAACGCGACCCCCGCGAGGCCCTTGCAATGGCGCATCGCGAATCGTGGGCGACTGTCACTCTACCCCCGCCGAAACGTTGTGCGGTGAAGTATCCCTCGCCGTCGCCCCGGCTAGCTGCGGTGCGCACCGCAGCAGGACTTTCACCGCACGAAACATGAGTCTATCGTGCTAGTCTCCGTAGCGCGGAGTAGAGCAGTTCGGCAGCTCGCCTGCCCCATACGCAGGAGGTCGCGGGTTCAAATCCCGCCTCCGCAACCTAGGCCCCGGCCCGGCTTTGCCCGGATGATGCCGGGGCCTTCTACGCGGGTAGGCGCAAACCTGTGACCAGGCGAAACTGGGAACGGAAGGCCCCGTAGGTAACCACACCTGACCCGGGGTTCCGCCAGCCAGGCTCTCGCTCACGGAGCCTGGCGGGCCATTACTCACGGTGACACTACCCCGAGCATCTGCGACTTTACGTGCCCAACACGGACCCCAGTGTGGAGCAAAAGCGGCACCTCGGCCAGCGCCAGGCGCATGCAGAACGACATGTCCTCCCCGAACTCATCACCGTCAACGACCATCTCGCAGAACCACAGCCCATCGTCGCCAGGGTTGTGCTTGGAGATCCGCTCGAACGCATTCCGGTGGATGAGGATGCACCCGGTGCCCACGGCGGCGACCTGGATCACCGCGCCCTTATCCCCGATCTGCTCCGGCCGAAGGAACCCGAACTTGAACCGGCCCTCACTGTCCTTGCCCGCACCGTACGCGATCGGCATGTCCTCACCCTCCGGACGCCCGTTGAACAACGCCGACACGACCGGCGTCTCATCGGGGTCCGCGATGTCGAGCAACGCGGGGAGCGTCTTCCGGGTGAAGATGATGTCCGTGTCGATCATCCACAGCCACTCATGATCGGTGGCCAGGAACTGGCGGGCGATCTGATTCCTGGCCTTCGACAGCACCGGGCCGGTTGGGAAGGCGAGGACGCTGGCGACTAGTGAATCCTCGGAGGTCCCCTGGTCGAACACGCTCATCATGAACTCGGTTCGCACCGTCCCCGGGTGGGGGAACGCGAGCAGCACATTACGGCTCGTCTTGTCCCATGCCATCGGCTTGCCGCTATGGCTCACTGCCCCTCCAGGTAGTCGATCGCCGTGATTTGGATGTCCGGGTTATCAGGGTAGGCGGGCGTGACCTCGCTGACGCGGAACGGCAGCGTCCGGCACCGGAACCACACCGCGACGACTTCGAGGGTTTCCGGGTTGACCTGGATGTCGATGGTCGAGCTGCCGTGGATCGTGCCGCGCTCGGCTATCTCCCCGGCGACGTACGTGTCGCCGTAGTGATGCGGGCCGTTCACTCGAATCTGATCCTTCCCGACTTGACGCGCACGTCCTCGGCCCCTGCCTGCAGCCGCACGTACGCCATGTAGTCGCCCGCCGGGAACTGCCCCGCGCTCGGCTTGTACGCGATCTCCCCGTTGAGCCACGCCGCCGTCTGGTACGCGCCCGTGGTCGGCTGCACCGCGTCCTCGTCCACGATCGCGATGCTCGGCGTGTAGACGGTGAGGTCAGCGTACGGGCCGGACATCGGGATGCAGATGAACTCCGAACTGGTGGTGAGCAGCAGCATGTCAGTCCCCTATCGCGAGCAGCACGCCGAGCGCCACGCAGACGGCGGCCATCAAGATCGCCGTCAGGAACAGCGTCCACAGCAGACAGCCGAGGTCGCTCCCGAACCTATCCATGCGGCGGCCTCGCTCCCCATCGTCCGTGCGGTTCACCGCTACTGTAACGCCCGTGCGGCGGGCCGTCACCCCACCTACCGTGCGGTGCCGCCGCCTCGAACCTGCCATGCGGAGGCCCCGCCGCCCATCTGCCGTGCGGTTCACCTGCCGTCACCGAGCGGAGGCTGATCTGCGTGGCTATCGTCGCCGCCAGTGCGGCCCAGCTCACGCCGACCCCGGATGCCAGCAGCGCCGTCACTGTGGCCGCGAGGCCGGGGTCCTCCGCCGTGCCCGTGGCGGTGGCCAGCAGCGGGGCGAGCCCTATGCCTGGTGCGCGGCTGGCCCCGCTGCCCGTAGCCACGCTAGCAGCCGCTGTGGCCACGGACGCGGCTGTGAGCGCCGCGCCAGCCCCCGTGGGTAGCGTCACCCCTCGGAGCTGCCCGCACGGCTGTGCGGTGCCTGTGCCGCCCGCCACGGGGACGCCTAGCATGATCCCCGGGGCCAGTGAGGCACCGGACCCGGAGGCGAGGCCCGCACCGAGGCGGATACCCGGGGCCTGCGCTGCGCCCGTCCCCGACGCCAGTCCTCCCGTGGCCGTGGCCGAGGGAATGGGCGACTGGGCTGCGCCGGTACCCGAGGCCAGGCCAGCGGTCACGTTCAGATTGCTGCCACCCCCTGCGGCGACCGCATCGAACGCCACGCCGAGACCTGTGGCCACGATGGTGATCACCGTGTTGATAGGGGCCGCCGACTGCGCCGTGCCCGAGCCAGAGGCCAGCGCCGGGGTGAGCCCCACGCCCAGGGTCTGAGCTGAGCCAGCTCCCTGAGCCAGCCCGCCCCCGAGCCCGATGCCCAGTGAACCGGCTGCCCCCACCCCGGATGCCAGCGCCGGGGTGAGACCGATCCCGGGAGCACGCGCCGCGCCAGCTCCGGTGGCCAGCCCCGAGGTCACCGCAGATGAAGGACTAGCCGACTGAGCCGAGCCAGCCCCCGAGGCCACGCCCGGGGCGAGCATCACCCCCGGCTGCTGCGCTGAGCCAGCGCCTTGCGACAGACCTGCGCCGAGGATCGTCCCAACCTGCCCCGCAGCGCCCGACCCGGCAGGCAAACCCGGGGCAAGGCCGATTCCCGGCGCGGAGGCAGCCCCAGAGCCACCGGGAAGCCCGGCCCCAAGCCCTATGCCAGGGGTGCCCGCCGACCCGGTACCGGCCGCCTGTGGTGGTGCCAGTGCGCTATCAGGGTCCACGTCCAGCGCGGCCCCGGTGGCGGACGCGAGCCCGGCGGTGACCTGAAGGTCAGGGACGGACGCCGCAGACGGGAACCTCTGCCCCTGCACCCGGTGATGCAGCCGCCGCCAGTTCTCGCCGCCCGGCTGCGGCCGGATGTCGGCGGACAGCGTAGGC